AGGAGATATAAATGACTTTACTAGCTCTTCAACAGATAAGGAATGAACTGCCTGAAGCGGAAGCATCCGAGTAGCAGGCTCTGTAAGAAATTGACGAACAGCAGCTTCTCTCCCTGGTTCTAGTTGCAGGAAATCTGGGGTAGTAGGAGTACCAGCACTAACCTCTCCTCCCACTAGATTACCTATTACCTGGCGGGCTTCCGCTTCCATTGAGGCTGTAACTACCCCAGCATAATCCACTCTCATATTTGCAAAGTCTTCAAAACTAGCCACTTCACCAGTTAAGATTAAAGCTGGAACTACCTGATAGAAGTCCACCCACCAATTAGCGGTCTCAAGTTGCTTCCCAGCCATAAATACAGCGAGTCTCTCCTGTGCAGGCAATCCTACACCTTGAGATATGTAATAGGCTCTTACTGCTTTCTCTACTTCATCCACAGGCTGCGTAGCTTGAAGAGCAGCTTGTATAAGACCCTCTCTACTTTCAGGCTCTCTTATTGGAGGACGAACTACTCTCCCACCAGGAACTATCTGGCCAAAGAACTTAGCAACACTCAAGTACCAAGGAACTGACTCCCTTGCTTCACCAGAAGCCTGAATACCACTTGACCGCCTTAACCGCTCCTCTGCAGAGAGAAAACGCTCACCACTTCTCTCTACCTCCTCTAGCCACTTATCTAATTCCGCTTGGAATAATCCTACTTCTGGCATGTGTCACCTCTCTATGCGATGGGAGCTATTGTTCCTTCTTCACTAGCTATACTTGGGGGAGCAGCTTCTCTCCTACCACCTGTTGGTCTCTGCTGCTGTGGAGAAGCTTGTGCTTGTTCCTCACCAGCTAAACCCATTTGAGCTTCTACAGAAGCAGCTGCCTTCTCATGCAACGCAGCATCTCCTATCTCACCAGCCGCTCTCAATACCTTAGCTGTCTTTCTGAGACCGGCTACCAAGTCCAGCATTGAGTTAATAGGATGCAGCTCAGCCTTGTCCGCTCTGATAAGTGCCTTCTCCTGTATGCTGTCTTTAATCTCAGGAAATAGCTCTTCTACAACTCTCCTGTAGCTAACTCTAAAGTCGGGGTCAAGCATACGAGCAACAGTAACTCGCTGTATGAGGTCACCAGGAATTTTTATCTCATACTCAGTAGTTAGGGTAGCATCATCTGGAAGTCCGTCTGGAAGAGCAACTCCATGAAGTTTAGCTTTTGTATTCTTAATATGATGGAGAATAGAATTATCTATATCAGAAGTACAGTCAATTACTCCATGATGATAAGGGTCAGCTATCTGGTTGGTGGATGCAGCAATCTGGCTCATCACATATGCAGTCATACTTCCTGGTGTAGTCCCATACATCGCCCAACTTGGGCCTCCTCGCTGTATCATAGCTTCCATATCAAGCTGGGAACTTCGTAACTCTACTGGCATCGGGGGAGGAGTCACAAAGGATACATCTTCATCAGTACCCATCCTCCAGATTACTCCTCGCTTATTCGTTTCCTCTGGCTTAACAATTACTTTACCACCTCGGGACTTTTCCTTTATTCTAGCCTGCGCAGTATCTCTCATCAACTGTTGCGAGAATGTCCACCACTTATTAAAGTATCTGTAGATGTTCTCATTGGTGGCTACTGATGCCTGACCAACTTCAGCCTTCCACTTTTCCATATCTTCTGTTATCAAACCTGCATCAGGTAGACCACCCACAGCTCCTACAAAGATTGGAATTCTATTAAATCTAGCTTCGTAAGTTTCTTCCTTGACCAACTCATTCCCTAGCACAATGGTATTAAAGACCTGTCCTCCATCATCCATACGCCAGTAATCATACAGTCTCTTTGCACTACCAGTGAACATCTTATTATACCAGTGGTCGTGCATTACCCAGTTATTTCTAGCGCAGATGCGCTTTACTGAATTAGCGTTAAGTGTCTCTATATGAGCTACCTCAGTCAAGTCATCATCCCACATAGGGAATACAATAGCAGGATTTAGTATATCAGCTACAGCTCTACTCCCATCCTGTGTAACCATAGACATCACACTGTACCAGCCAGTAGCAAGCAAGTAACCTGTTAAATCCCATGTCCAACCCTGTCGTCCTTTCCTTCTATGACGCAGATTAATATCCGCCCAGATTTTATCAAAGAGCTTACTTAACTCTGCTGCTGCACCACCATTCTCTAATGTAATTTGCTCATGAGGTAAGCGGTGAGGTATCTTCTGAGAAATCATATGACGAAGTAGCTTGAAGGAAGATTGAGCATCATTACCTACGAATGACTCCATCTTAGACTGCTTCAGCTCATCAATCATCTCAATCAGTCTATACCAGATTTTGAACTTTTCATTTCTTGGAGCCCAGAATCTTTTGAGTTCATCACAACGCTTTACTACTGCATCTTTATGCATGAGTCCTCCTACTGTCCCCAACTATCAGGCCAGCCATACGCACCAACTAGCCCTCGCTCAAGTGATTGCGCTTCTCTGCAGACAATAGCTATAGCTAGTGAGTCGTGGTAGTCATCTGCTCCAATAGCTACAGCTCGTTCTCCTCTCGCACCCTGTATCCATCGGATATTTCTGAGTTGGCTGATAATTCTTATATCATGGGTTTCTATCTTGTCAAAGTTCTTCCTTACTTCTGTTATCATATAGGGCTTTGTCTTTGGAGTAGTAGCCCAACCTATTTTATTTGTTCGCTTGTCAGTAGTTACATCAGTTCTATAGTACAGGTCTGGATAGTCCTTTATCTGTGAAGTAAAAGAGAGCGCATCCTCAGCTGCTATTACTGCACCATTGTAATATCTTGCTAAGTCCATTACCATCTGACCCATCCTATCACCATCATACAGGCCTGCAAGTGTAGCACAATGCTTGAAGTGATTTTCCTCAAAGAGCCAAACAGTAGCTACTGACTCTGATGTAATTCCTACACCAGGGTCAACTCCTACAAGATATTTCTCCCCGGGGACTGGAGGATACCAGATGTCAGCGAAAAGATTTCTACTATCAGCTGGGTAACACTTTGCAGCCTTCTCATTAATAAGTTCAGCATCATAGACCATATCACCTGCAGTGAGAAAGCAAGATACATCGTCTTCTGGGTACTCCTGTTGAAAGAGCATCCTGGTTTCCCCACTACGCCTAAGGCTTATCATTTCAGCAATCTTATATCTCCGCCATCTTATCTTATTGTGCATCTCCTCTTCCGAGATACCGGCTGACTCAAACCGCTTAAAGAGAACTTCTTCTTCCGGCAGTATATTAACAAGTGAAAGTACATTATCCCCAGGTAAGACATATATGCTATCATATAGCATCCGATATTCTGGTAGCGCCCACCAAGGATAGAAGTGATGAGTGAACACTGACTTACCCACAGCCTTACCTTCCTTAGAGGCATTGTAGCTCTCATAGAAGTCATTACCTTCTCCATTAGCAGTAGAGCCTATAACTATTCTGCTATTAGGAGAAAGCGGCACACGCTGGAGTGCAGCTCCCATAAACTTCATTGTATGCTCAGGCTCCCAGAAGGCAAACTCATCAGCCAACAAGTTATCAATCCGTTCTCCTCTACCAAAGGCATATCCTCTAGCAGAACCAATGTAGAAGCTACTGCGCAATTTCTCAAATGTCATTTCATTAGTGGACTTCTTTTCTAGCTCATCCACCGATGGAAGCTTCATCTTCAATGAATTATAGAAGGCTCTGGCTTTTCTAAGCAACCTACCTGTGATAAACTCATCATAGGAAATAATAACTGATACTGTCCCAGGAATAGTAACACAGTCAATTAAAAAATCACAAATCACATCAGATGAAAAGCCTACCTGAGCTGGCTTAACATAGATGTCTCTTCCTGTGCGAGTATCTCCTATGTCCATCTGAATAGGATTACGCCTGTATGGAACAAGCATTCTTTCCTTATTCTCAATGGACATAAAAGTCTCCTTGAACAATCCTCTATCATTCAGGAGAAGACTCATAGCTTGTCTTTCATTCACAACTGATAACTACTCCTATAGTGGAACAGTATATAATGCTATAATAGCCAATATCATAATCCCAATAACCCAGACAATAGCCTTTCGCCAGGCTGTATTAGTTCTTACTGCTCCATTAAGAATTCTAAGTTGCTTACTCATATCTTTAATATCCTTGATAGCTCCCTTATCCTCTGTTCCTTCAATACCAAAAAAAGAATGATGAAGCTCTCGTATCATTTGCTTTTCAGTTTTCAGAGCCAATTTGTTCTACCCCCTTGTTCTCAGTCTTCTTGCTTGCCTGGGTTGTCGCATACGAAATCTGACTACTTGAGCCTTCCTTATATTTCGTCTGCTTGCAGCTGAGACAGCAGGAGTAACTGGTCGTCTAGCCACCCTTATCACCATCTTTGGAGATAACTACTTCTTGTGCAGACCTTGCTCTTACTGTTACATTACCTTGAGTCTTTGACATCTGAATAGCAAACTCAGTAAAATCAAATCCTCCACCGGCCTCTGCCCCTAGAATTGTCTCCATAATTTGCAGCTGCTGTGGAGTATAATGAGAGCGCATCTTTTGAAGATAAGCAAAATCTTGCTCTCCCATTGGAAGTGGGTCGCCATCAGTATCTTTCACAGGATTGAGACTGGTCTGAAGAACTCTGTAATCCTTCTCCATAATCAGCCTCATATTCCTGACAAACTCAAGCCCAACATATTCTGCAGAGAGCTGTTTTCGGAATTCAGGAATACGCTCTTCCAGCTTAACAAATTCTGAGTTTGCCCTCCAAAGTGAGAGTGTGCTATGCGCATACTTCATAAGCCGAAGAGCCTCACGAATTGAAAGCCCACTTGACCTCAATCCTAGGTATCTAGCTCTAGCATCATCCCTAGGATAAGGAACAATAGACTGAGCCATCTTTTCAGTTTCTGTTTGTCCTGGTGGGTCAGGGAGAACCACAGGCGTCCTTGTATCTGAATGTCCTGCCATTACCATACTCCAAAGATATGAGGAATTAGCCAGATAAGAAAAGCATCAAAGATTGACCAGAAGATTACCCATCCCCATTTCTTTTCCTTAATGTGTTTTATCAATAGAAGATTAAAGAGAAGAACTGAGCCAGCAATAAAAGGATAATACCACTTGCCAAGTCTGCTCTTTTGTCTGCGAAGCATATAGGTAATCTTCTCACCCTTTACAAAGCCCCAGAACCAAAGAAAGGAACTGTATAACTTACCTATCACTTATACCTCCTTTAAGAGTCCTACACCATCACCTATATTATAACACTTTCCAGAGTATTTGTCAAATATATATAAGGTGAAATGGATATATTATATGTAATATATATATTTTTAATTATATTTTTACTGGGTATTGACATTAGGAGCTACTTCGTGGTATAATATAATATGAGCATGAAGTACCAGGAACTTTGTGACGCTATGAAAGAAGCTAGTATTACTGACCCAGAGAGTCAGAGGGGAATAGACTTCTGCATAGAGAAGTGTCCCTTTGACCATTGTGTAGTTATGGAGCCTGTGACATCCCAAGTATCTATAAAGAGGATTGAGAATATAAGAAGAGCTAAAGAAATGCATAGAAAGAAGATGACTGTGAAGGCTATTGCGAAGGAGCTTGGAGTAAGTATAGGTACAGTCTTCATCTACTTAAAGAAATGAATG